AATAAAAACAACCAGGTCGACTACTCCAATGGCGCTCGTATCTATGCCCATATTGAGTTAGCAATTTATTTCGGTGTTTTTGGTGCTGTTTAGGCATGGTTAGCCTATTTTACCACTCCCAACTATTAACCAATGCTGAAAAACGCCTAAAACGGGCTTTTATCGCCTTTTGAGGGCATTTCCTCGCATAGTCTGCGGATGGTTTCGTTCAGGGCATCTATTTCATCCATCTTTTGAATAGCCCATGCCCTCTTTTGACCATGCCATCCAAGCACTGGGTTTCTGTGGCAATCAACACAAAGGGCTATGCAAGTGTATTGAAGACCTTGCTTGTAATGATGGGCTTCGCTTGGGCCTTGTGCCTGGCAAACGCTACACGGGAGGTTTTTAACCCTTGCTAGGTGCAACCTCTCTTTTGCGTTTAGTTTGTTGTTCAAGTTGTGGCTTTCATTTCAATACGGGCTGAGTATTGTTCGGTGCGCCAACACTCTATACGTGCTTGAGCTGCGGTCATTAGCCATCGGTACTTCTCCTCAGTTTCAACGGCTTGCTTGATGCCCTCAAGTATTTGAATATATTCAGGGTGAGCATAGGCAAAGGTTTCTTGCTTTCCAATTACTTCTGTTCCCGCTTGGCTTTGGAGTTGGGCTTTTCTTGATTTACGAAACTCTTCAAGATACATTCTTTCCGATTTAGCCTTTGCATATAATGGCGCTGTGTCAATAATAAATTGAATTGCTTTGGTGGGTTCGTTCATATTATCTCCACGACTAAATCATTATTTGATTTAATATAATCTTTGGTTTTCTTAATATATTTCTCGAATTCAGATCGGCTAATGCTTGATTGTTGTAAATCAGCATATTCGATTAAATCCCTAATTGACTGTATGCCCTCACCCGATAAGCCCATGCGCTTACTTGATTGAAATCTAACTGCCGCTTCATGTAAGGCTTTTTGGGCTTTCTCGCATACGGGTAATACCTCATCTTTTCCGACACCACACCTGGCAATCGTTTCACTCAGGTTTAAAACGTCAACAAGGGTACGCCAATCGGTTACTGTGCCGTTACCCTTGGTCATTGCTTCTAGTGCTGAGTATTCAAGCATTCTGAGCTTGTCTAGCTTGTCTCTGTGGGTGATTGACGCACCGATAATCCCATGCTGAATCGGGTCAATCAATGCCCAAACCTTGCGTTTAGTTCGCTTTCTCATTCGTGCTTGTAGTTCAGCTTGTGGTGTTGGAAACGCATTGCTGCTTCCATTTCGAGTTCTTTGAAGTGTTCGTCAGAGAATAGCCCTATGACGTTTCTGCCCTCAAACCAAACCTCTTTGATTGACTCGTTATAGGTAGTCTCGCCATCGTTCTCATACTCGTAAACTACTTTGACAATCTCGCTACCTTCGCCTGTGGTTGTGTCAAATTCCCAAGTTTTTTCCATCATTCACTCCTGTTAAAAATTAAATGTTATTCCTGTTTTGCAAGGTTTTGTATTAGGACTTACCCTAATGTCTGAATCATTCTTAAAGCCGCTTCAGGGCTGTCTATTCTGCACAATGTACCGCCACACCAATTCTGGAAAAAGTCTGTTTGTAGCTTAGTTAATCGCTTTTTAGAGTCTGTTTTAATCTCTACCAAGAACGTGTGACCTTTGTACCCAACCAAAAGGTCAACGGGTAGGCCAATAATCCAGACATATGCACCTGCGGCTCGCAAGGCAGAGACTATCTGTTCTTGGTTTGCGTCTACCCTTGCGGCTCTTCTCATAACAATGTCCCGTCTTTAATTCTGTTCATGTATTCTCTGATTCTGTCTCTAGCACCAGAGCCATAGATTCTTTCTGCTCTCTCAAGTCTGGCACGAATGAGATCACGATTCTTTCCCCATTCCCAATTGCGATAGAGTTCCCTTGCTTCTGCTTGCTCAAGGATTACCCTGTCGCTTGGGCCTTGTATGTTACGTCTGCTCCAAATCACCAGTTAACTCCAAGGCTTGATTGATTAGACGTACGGGATATGGTACGCCTTCCTTAACTCTGTCTAGTAGTCTCATTGCTTCAAAGTAGTTCATATAAATAAAAGTTGTTGAGTTTTTACAGAAGTTCCAGAGTCATATCTCTGAGAGTCACCTTTTGGATATGGCATAACTGGATAGTTAAGTTGTTCAAGCAAAGAATTTTTTTGATATTTATTGCCAACAAAAAAAACATACCGATGTTTAGCACTTCTGTTTATTCTGTTTTCAGAGTTACCAAGGTTATGCCTACTGTGCTTTCCATCCTCACCAGCCATGTCGGTGCGTTCTTTTGTTGTGCCAGTAAAGAGAAAATTGCTTGCTTGATAGATGTAACCAACATGACCCATTGCTGTGTCAGCGTAAGAAACCACAATGGTAGGTTTTGGCAACATTTGCAAACTCTTGCTTACCAAAAATGAAGCACCATTTTTTACTCCATCATTCAAGCAAAGTCGATTAAGTTCTAAAACTTTATCTTTGTTGTCAATACCGCAAACACCCATGCAAAGAAACGGGCTTGCTGGTACGCCATAAGTAACCACACCAACTAACTGCTCATCATCGTATAAACCAAAGGCAAATGAAATTGGACACATACGCTTTGCATAGTGTTTTTCAAGCAACCAAGGCTCTACCTCAAAAGTGTTAATTGGCAAGACTTTCACTTGCGTAACTCCGCTAATCTTGCTCGGATGTGTTCAGGCATAGGGGTGGCTTTTTTTCTGTCAGCATCAATCTTTGCCAAAGCAGGATCAATTTGCACTTCAACTTTGATCCCGAATGATTCAGGAATCTCTGCCCCATCCCATCTTTGTTGGTTCAGATAGACCAAAGGTGCAGGAATAAAAGCACCATCGTCTTTTCTCCAGGCATCAGTTGTTTTCATCCACTCTATGTGCTTGATGATCTGATCTGCACAGGTTTCACAATAGAACTTTTTCCACTTCACAAGACAGGCAGCTTTGCCACCTTTTCTTATTGACTTAGGCCATGCTGCCCAAAATAACTCAAACTTTTCCATCTTCTTTACTCCTATCAGGTTCGGGTTTTTTTACTTCAACAATCTCGTATCTTCCACAACTTCGACAAGTCCAAGCCTCTCGGTTGTTTGTCAGTTGATGTTGTCCTACTATTCCTCCACACTTACATATCCTCATAAGTTCCTCTTTGGTGAATGTTGGAGCAAAGCATAGCCTTACCGTATCAAAATAAGGTTTCGCCCTGCTTGTGGATAACTTCCTCTTCGGAGCCATGTCATCGCATCGCATTGAACAGACTTCTTAGACTTTCGTCCAAACCACTCGGCTCTATTCTTCGCCCACCGCCCCTGCTTTAGTTCGCTCGTGTAACAGGGTATCCCAAATGCAACCACCGACAGCACCGCATTGCATAGCCACCAAACGCAAAAAACCCCATAAATCACTCTGTGGTCTTGGCTCTTGGCGAGAGCAACAACGGACGATTGAAAAGAATCAAAAGTACGCCAGTTGTCTGGCAAGACCACACAGAAATCTATGGGGTTCTTCATTCTTTTCATCGCCTGATGCCACTCAGACGATTTGGATTATACACAAAACAATGAGATGTCAACACCTTTTTTCAAATAAATTGATTATTGGTAATTTCTTTTTCTGGCTTTGGTCTGCCAAGCAATCTTTTAGCCTGTGCATTCATAACTGCATACTCTGATTTACTGAAGATACCTTTGGCGTTCCTGATGTCAAAAGGGTTCAGTAAGCAGCGAGTTTCGTCTTTTGGCTTGCTCTCAATCAGGTGATCTGCAAGGGTGTACCTGGCAACTCTGTAGCGACCAACCTTAACCTCTTCTGTCGTTAGCTCACCTTTGTATCTCAACTTCTTAGCTGTGGACAATACAGAGGATTTAGGCATCCCTGTTAAATCACAGACTTCTTGTGAAGTAAGTGGCCCATTCTGTAGAGCTTTAATGATCATGGCTTGAGTCATTTAAAAAGGTTCTCCAAATTGATTTTGCGGTTTAGATGGAGTTCTAGCGTTCTAGCAAGTAGGGCGGTTACAGAGGCAG